TTTCATTCCTCGAGCGTGAGTTCCGGGCTTGGATCCCCGGCTTCAGTGCTAGTGAGCACTAAGTTTCAACCGGTGGTGAAACCCCAATGGCTCAGCCCGAGGCAGAAACTGATGTTGGCGGCCATTCTGTCGCTTTACGTGTCTAAGATTCGGTCTTACACGTTGCCTCTCTTGGGTTGGAAGACGCCCGAGTTGAAGGTGCGCCGTAGCGGTGCCTTGCTGTTAGCAGCCCTCGCTATTGAGCGCGTTGCGCGCATTTGGTGGAACCAGCGCAAGTCTCCCATTGGTGCGGAGTACACCACGCCGTATGTTACGGCAACACTCCAGTCTGGTTCTTTGAGCTCGAGCCAGCAACGGCAAGTCTTCGTCGACACTCCAGTCGTCAGGAGCCGCAACATTCCCCATGATCACACGCATGGAGTGTCTGCGAATTCACGCAACGCTGGCAGTGCCACTGCAGCGCTTGTTGCCCAGTCCCTGGGCCTTGAGCCATACTACGTACAAATGTCGTTGAGCGACGTGCGTAAGAGTCGAGATGGGGACCGCTCGTTTCATTGGGCGAAGGACTTGACGGTGCCCCCCGCCGAGTTTCATTTCGACTGCACCGAGCAAGCAGCGGTGCTGGTTGATGTGGATCATCACATTGACCTGGAGAATTTGTTAGCGCGCCATCCAGGCACGTATCTAATCTCCACGTTCCAGCCCTCCTCGTGTGCGTTGGGAGAGGGCGAGTACACCTTTAGGTTTTTGCAAAACGGAAAAGTGTTCTACCGCGTGAGCGGAGGCGCCGAGTACGAGCATGAAATCTGGGATTACCGAGGTGATACTCTGGTGGTTGAGGATGTGAAGTACTTTTGGAAGACTGTGGTCAGTTACCATATTGATCGCAAGTACTTGGACCCTCACCACTGCCCATTATGCTCACCCAAATTGGGCGTTTTGAGATGCCGTCATTCGTCCCTACCTCTTTCGTGATTGAGGGAAGGCGTTTGGAACGGTTGAGACCCGTGTTTGGAGAGTACGTTGTGCTTGACGTTATGACTCCTGGCGGGCTCAAACGTAGTGTTGCTGCTCAAGGGGCGTACACTGCGGTCACTGTGCCAATAGCGTTGATGGACGCTGTGCGAGCTGTTCAAGTAGCTGCGAAGGTGCCAATTACACCCGCAATGGTTGCTTCGAATATGGCGCCGTCCACCCCGCTTGGCTTGCCCACTGAGCAACTTGCTCCTGGGCACGCCGCTATCGTTGCAGGATACCTTCGCGGCGGTTTCGTCGACAGCCCGCCTGTCGTGTATCCACCTACGGAGTCGAGCATCCCAATATCGTTTGCGAAGCACGACTACGACGCGCCCGTTCCGTTGAAAGTTTTGGGAGCCCGTTGATTGGCCCCTCCTATGCGTATGCTCAGTGTCTAGCTTCCGATGACCGATGCATTGTAGGGCGCGTTGAGCAGTTCCACTCGAAAGGCGAGGCAATTGAGAAGGAACAGCCCGTACCCCCCACCTTGGCCGGTTACATGGTCGAGTTTGCGGAGAGGCTCATCCCCTTTCCGCATGTTGGGGTTCCTGTTGACCATGATGCAGTGCATGAGAAACAGGACCGCCCGTCCCAAAGGGCGATCCTTGACGAAGCTGGTGTGACCGGGCCGGCAGTCAAGAAGGTTGTGAAGGCATTCGTTAAGAAAGAGCCCGCTGTCAAGCCCAGCGATCCTCGCAACATCTCCCAAATGCCTGAGAAACTTGCGTACTCGTGTTACATGTACGCGTTCCATGGGGAAGTCATGGCGAATCAGCAGTGGTATGCTTTCGCCAAGACGCCCGCTGAGTGTGCCCAGAGGGTCTGTGACGTCCTGGCGACGGAGGCCCACTCAGCACTTGCCGACGGTTCTAGGTTTGATGGTCACGTCAAACGCCGTGCGCGCATTCTCGAGCGAATCGTGATGCTCCGCTTCTTCCAACGTCAGTACCATGCCGACCTGACTGAGAAGATGGATGCTCAGATTGCCCTGCCGGGTGTTACTACCGAGGGGCGCCGCTACTTCACGGGCTATGGCCGTGGGAGCGGATCGCTTGAGACTTCTGACTTCAACTCGATACTTAGTGCCTTCATTGGATACTTTGCGTGGAGAAACACCATGATTGGAGGCACAAAGTATTCCCCAGACTTGGCGTGGGCCAAGCTGGGCATCTATGGAGGAGATGATAGCCTGGAAGGCGCCATTAACGTGGACGCGCTGAAAGAGAGCGCGAAGTTGATGGGCCAGGACTATGAGATTGAGGTCGTACGTCGAGGGGAGGCTGGGGTTAATTTCCTCAACCGCTGGTTTGGACCCGACGTTTGGAATGGAGATGCCAACTCCATGGCCAACCCATCCCGACTGCTTTCGAAGCTCTGGGTGGGACCTGCGACTCTCCCGTATCCACTGGAGAGGTTCGCTGAGCGCGCCTCGGGATATTACCGGATGGACCGTAACTCACCAGTGATCGGGGCCATTGTGCGTGCTGCCCATGAGCTGCTCGGAGAGCGCATGGAAGGTGCTTTGATGCCGTGGGACGGAAAGCACTCTCTAGAATCGAACTGGCCGAATGAGGATTCAGGCTGGATGGGACTGGTATTTGCCAAGTCTGTGCCCGATTTTCATTGGGAGCGATTCGAGACGTGGATTGAACAGATCTACGAGACCAGAGATCCTGAGCTGTTGTTGAGAGCTCCACTTTGCACCTCCGCTGACGTCGTGACCCCGATTGTCAAACAACCCATGGTCGTGGGTGAGGAGCTGCTTCAACCTGCGCCGAAACCAAGCGCGGAAGTCTTACCGCCGAAGGATAAGATCGAGGAGTACGACTACAAGATGCTGGAAGATAGCTATCCTGCCGAGAAGATTGGCATGGCCATCGACGTTTTGATGAGCATCATGAGGGCAACCTACATTTCCGAGG